TCTAAACTTACTATTGACTTTCCATTTAATAAATTCAGGTAAATGTTTAATGTTTAATACTTGTATAGCGGTAGCAATACTTACTTCAATGTTGTCCGGTGTATTGTCTAACTTATGTAAGTTCTTTTCAACTGTAGCCCAGTCACTAGGATAACGTATATAGTAGTTACGTTGGTCAGTACCATCTAAACTAAAGCCAAACTTTACTTTCTTAAAGTGTTTCCATAAGTCTATAATATCATCATCTACTAATAGTCCATTGCTATTGTATCTTAATAGTATACGATCCTGGTATCCCTGTCTAATGATTTCTTCAATAAACATCTTATGTTCTTTAATCATTAATGGCTCGCCACCGGCAAAATATACTTGTTTTAAGTTAGGTATTTGCTTGTACATTTCAGCCCAAAAATCTGGGTTCTCATGCCAATAATTATTAAATGATTGCTCATCCCAACCCATTTGCCGTTTTAATTCATCATTCTTATATAGATTGATAACCTTCTTATACTCTGTAACCCACTTACTACTATCATGTGGGCTACACATAACGCATTTTAATTGACAAGTATGTCCTAATCGTAAGTCTAAGTACACTAATTCTTCGGGGATGGTTCCGTCTTCTTGTGTTTGTTTAATTAGTTCTTCTACATCTATATCTTCTTGCATCCACGTGTATGTTTCCCATAACCTTTTACTACTAACACCTTGTGATTCTTCATTAAAGCATTTAGTACAGCTTTTAGGTATCTTACCATCAAGCATCGTAGTTCTAACACTACGCATGTATTCATTATTCCAAGCACTCATGGGTGTTTCACGACCGAAGTTAGCTGGCTGTCCACTCTCATTCTTAACTAATCCTATAGTATGGTCACCACCTGCGCCACTAGCATTACTACTACAGCATAGACGCATATCACCGTTAGGACGTGTAGCAAAGTGTATCCAGGGTAATACACAGAATGTATCTACTTTTGCTTGACTTTTAATCTGTTGTTGAAAGTTTCCAACTGGGGAATCTTCTGGTTGAATCCAATATGTCATTAATATAGTCCTGGTAATATTGTGCCGATACCATCATTGATTCTATGATTACCCGGCTGTTTGTATTGTACACTAAGTTCTTTAATATAAGGTTTGTCAATCATAAACTTAACATTCTTTATAACATCATCTAATGCTAATGTATTTAAGTGTTCGTAATGCTTATGTATATCAACGCTAATCTCTTGTAAATGCCCTAAATTAATCATATAACTGTCTAGGTAATTGTTATGGAACATACGTGCAAACGCTATTTTTCTATGTGTAAACTTTAAACTAGCTTTCTCTACATCATAACTACTGTAGGGATTGTTCAATAATAACGTATTAACATAGCTTCCTATATTAATAACCTTGTGCTGTATCTTATTATGATAGCAATGTTTATCTAAATTAGCTAACAGTTTCACTTGTCCAAACTGCATGGCCCTAGTGAAGTTAATTGTATAATCATAGTTTGGTGTATCTAGTAAGAAATTAGTTATATCGCCGTGTAGGTCAAACCCATTGCGTCTACTGTAATAAGTTAAATCAAATAGTGTACTAAATCGTTGTCCTAACGGATGTGATTCGTCACACGTTATTCTAGCTTTCATAATATATCCTTGTGTATGGTAATAGTGTTATGTTCTTTGTTATACATAGTTCATCTATTAATATGTAGCGTTCTTTACTGTAATCATTTAATGATGTGATATAATGATATACATTGCTGATCCAGAGTGTTGAGCCGTTTGGAATAACATCTAATAAACGTTTTATATCTTTTGTATTCCGCATATCAATTAGCTCGAATCCGACATTAATTGTTCTAAGATAATCATAGTACGTGTTTAGTTTAATAAAGTCAATACCATTAATATCGTCTATTGTAGCAGGATTAAACCCTGTTGTCAATAGTCCTAGATACTTGACATATGTGTCATATCGGTTGTTTGAATGTAATAACTCTTGTTGGAAGCTTAAGCTATCATTACTGTAGTCATAATAGATAACACTTTCCAGCATGTTTTCATATGCTAATTGTGCTAAATGTGACCCACTACTAAGTCCTGCAAGTGCCACAGTATCGGTAATGATGGGCAATGGTTCTGTGTTTATAGCGTACACTTTCCTATCATTCTCGTATGTGTTAATGATATCCGTAATAATATTACGGTCTGTTGTATTATAGAGGTCGTATACGTTATCAGTGAATGTTGTTATAACTGTATTATCGGTTGATTTTTTTAATACAAGTTTACCATTCTTATATACTTCCACGTTGGGTAGTTTACGTATCTTATTGTTTAAGTCTGGGTGACAAATTATACCCTCATCTATCAGATAATAGGGTTTAGTATATGTCCCAATATTGGGCTTAACTGTGTTAATTTTGTCGTTCTGTAACAATATACCATAATGCACTAGGCTTTGGGCAGTGTATATGTTTTGTTTATTGTTTAAATATAGATGGTAATCTAGCATGAGATAAATATTTAGTTCATAAATAAGCACCCAATGCAAAAGTATACACCAACTGAGAATGCATTAGTCCCATACGTATTCCCCGAAATATCTGAGTTATTTAAAAATAACATAGAGTTACCTCATTGGGATACCCGCCATGACATATTAAACAACTACCGTACTGAATGTCTTAATTGGTTGCAAAATGGTAATAGTACTATAATCCGTGGCTTAGAACGTTTCAAGTATGTTTATGTATTATATGGTGGCAGTCAGTATATTGATGATTTAGTTAAGTTTGAAGACCGTCACATAGAATTACATAAGCATGAATATGTAGCATATAGAACACTATTAGACTTACATAATATGAAATTTACCCAGCATGATTCATTTGATACTATGGGTAAGGATTCAGATAAGTTAGTGATAGTTAGTTATCCGTTCAGTTTAAACGGGAACAGGGATGTTGATATAGAGAAACTATTAACTGAATCTACTAGTAAAATCACACTGGACAGCGTATTCTTAGGTACTAATATGTTCCCTATTACATTAGACTTTAATAAATTATCTAACGTTGAAAGTTTTGTATTCAGTTTTAGTAAAGGGTTTGGATTAAGATATTCTAGGATTGGGATTATGTTTACAGATAAATTCATTCCGGAGTATGACATATATCATAAGTATGCTTATTTAAATCTATATTCTTGCCAGATTGCACGTGAGTTAATGAGTAAATACAATATAGATTACTTTACAGAGAAGTATAAATCTGTGCAGGAAGAAGCCTGCAAATTATTAAACGTGGCTACATCAGATTGTTTACATTTGGGTATTGATACTAATACAGACAATCCTGATAAGAAAGTTAGAATCACACATTTATTTGACAAATTATGCTAATAGAAAAGACAGATATCAGAATAGACCTAGAGGGTTTACGCAAACATTATTTAAATAATGTACAGAACTGGCCCCAACATAAGAGTAGAATATGTTTGAATAACCATGATGACTCAGAGGATTACGTACTAAATGCAGGGCAACGATTGATTTATACTGAGTTCAAGTATATGAATAGTATATTCAAAGATACTATATGGGAAGACACATTAAAGATTATTCCAGGGAAGATTGGACGTGCTAGAATAATGAATATGGGCCCAGCTAAGTTATTAACAATGCATAGAGATACTGAAGCACGGTGGCATATTGCGTTATTTACTGATCCTAGCTGTGTTGCATATGATTTAGAAACTAATCAAGCATTCCATATACCAAGTGACGGATACTTATATAAATTGAATGCAAGAAGATTACATACTGTGTTTAACAGTAGTAACAATGTAACCCGTACTCATTTAGTAGTGTGTGAATATGTATAAGAACTATTTTAAAATACATATTGGGGACAAAGAATTATTCAAAGATATATTGCCCAATACATCTTGGCAAGAGAAAGACATATTAGGTAAACTAATGGCTGACTATATCCCGTTAAGATTACATGAAATGATACCCGTTAGTGAGTATTATGAATGTAGATGGGATAGTATTGATAGTTACAATGAAGTTATCAATACTATTGAGTATAGTCAGATAATAAACAAGCTATTAGAGTATTCAGCTAACGTTGAGTGGTTTGAGTTTCTGCCAAGCTAAGTTTTCTACACTATTATCTCTTATTTCATAGTTTTCTAATGTGGGGTAGAGCCAAATATTATCTACTAGATTGTTCTTATCAAATGTATTGATAATATCTGCTACTTTAACAGGATCTATTTGTTTATGCATATACAGATAGATTGTAGTATAAACCTTTAAGCTATCAGTAAATCCGCTTTCAATCATTTTAGATAGTCCTATACCAGTATTAGTAGTATACCCCTCTAGACTCTCAATGGGCATTAACATGATAACTTTATTGCCTATAATGTCTTTAGTGTAGTCATCACCGATGTTACTGACAATTGTATAATCTATTTCATTTAGATTATTGCGTACAATGTTATTGTACTCACAGTTGTTGCCGATAAAGTTCATATTCCTTGTTCCATATTGAGTTGTATTCAGTATTTTTATAGTTCGTAAACCATGGACCACCGTCAGTATAATGTAAAGCTTTAGGTGTTCCGGTACAATACCCAACTAAGTGATTCCAAGCAGTGTCTATTGATCCTATATGTTTATCGTCTAACCATTTAAATTGATGTAGATAATTTTGTGTTGAATAGTTCATTTACATCAGTTAAGAACAAGAAATCGCAGTCGCAGAACAATGCCCAGCCAGTATATTTATTAAGTAATGGCACCGTGAATCTAGTTAATGTAAATTCTGTACTAGCCTTATCGTCTATGGGCCTGGTGTAGATATGTTTGTCTCGTAGTTCCTGTTGAACTATGGGTAATACATTTACATTGCTATGTCGTAAGATGCTGTGTTTACATACTTCATAAACGTTATTAAGCCTAGAATCATATCCAACATATACGTTATTTGTCATCTACCACTATCCAGCCTAGTTTTAGTAAGTCTTCTCTAATTTCGTCTGTTACCGCACTTTCGGGAACAAAATTCTTACCTTGTATATAGTATTCTTGTTGTTCTTTAGTTAAGCTATTGAATTCATCGTCATCTAATATTTTACTATCTCTAATCCCAGAACAATACCAATCAATGTAATCACCCTTCTCTTGCATGTCGGCAATAATACCGCCGGCATGTCTCCAACTGCAACTCCATTTCTTTTCAGTCAGTATGGGCCATACATCATTCTTAGTAAAGTCATTGTTACACATAGAAGCATAAAGATGTTGTGCGTACACATTGTCTTTTTTGACTTTATCAACAATCCATTGAGTACTACGCAAGTCGTACTCCATGTTGTCTATTTTCCATTCATATGTTTCTTCAAGGTCAAGCTGCCGTTGATGAGAACTTTTATAAAAGTCAATCATTTCTTCTGCTGATTCCACAGTTTTCTCACCCAGTTTAACTTTCTCAACTAGATTTTTTATTTGAAATGTCCCACGTTCTTTGCTTCTTACTATCATTTTTTATAAATCTTACTATAGAATATATGGTTACCGATCTCTGCTACTTTACGATATGGCCAATTAGGTTGTACAGTGGTGTTATGAAAGAACAAGGTACTACGAGGTACAACATCTTTATACATACCCAGTACCATTACTTCATATGCTGTTTGTAACGATTTAATGTATCGTGCATCACGTTTATTGGGTGGTGCTTTGTTCTCACATACCCAACTAAACTGACAGATTTTCTTATTGTCTATATTTGTAACTTGATTGATTACTTTACATGGGTTAGCACCAAAGCCATGACGCACTCTGTTTAATACTACATGTGCTACGGCTGCTTGTCCTTTAAGTGGTTCACTACCTGCTTCAAAGAATATGTTATTAGCCATGCATATTAGTTGTTTCATATCTACCATTTTGTTAGACAGAGAATTTTGCATGACGGGGACTACTGTTGTTTTGGGAAGTAATGTTCCAAGTAAAAGAATGGACATTACGATTAAAAACTTAAAGTTCTCTAATAGAGAAGTTTTCATATTATTCCTTTCGTTCATATAGTATACACTATATGTGATAAGTACACAACCTTAGTTTAACCGAATTTATAGGTTATCCCAGCAGTCGCAGTTACATCTAATAACATCATCGATTGCTTCTAAAGGTGTATAGATTGATGGTATCACAGTAGTTGGAGCATATGTATACACATCAAGATTTTCGGGTATTAAGTTAGTTTCAGGGCTACCAGCTAAACTTCCCGGTATAGCTACCCCTGTCAATTTTGGTATACCCAAATTGTTTACAAACGTAATCGATAGCTTATTGTCAATATCATTATCTAATATGCCGCCGGCTAACATAATACGTTGTGCGTTGCGAATTTCTCGCATTAATCCTATGATACTTCTACCACCAACGGTAGTAATGTCAGAGATTTTTTCCAATACATCAACACTCATTTCTGCTTGAGTTTCTGTTGCATATTGGTTAATCATATCTACAAAACTGTAGATATCAGCTAATGCGCCCACTGTATCCACTGATATAGTGTCGCTTCTAAGATCAATTTCTTTTTGAAGTTGTGTTCCTAGATCGTTCCATAATGTATTCAAGTATGCGGCATCAGTTGGGTTATTAGTCATGATAGCGGCTACTTCTGTATTTGCATCATTTATTAAACCTTGTAATGCTGTATATGGACCTGCAGTTAATAATAAACTATTAATGTTAGCATATATTGTTGTTAGGTTAGATGATTGTAGTTTAAGAATATATGTTTGTATCTCATCTAATTTGTATGCATTACCCACTAATGCACCAAAGAAGTCATACATAGTATACGTACCACTGTCACCTGATCCATTTGCTATTTGTGCTAATGCAGGTGCTACAAGTGTTTGATTTGTTGGTACATCAGTATTATTAAGATTCAAGTCTTTCAATGTTTCCATATTAGCTACAACTTGTGCTAATTTTTGTACGTCCATTGAAGCAATATTTTTAATCTGTTGTATCGTTGTACTAAACGCATCACAGGCGGCTGCTATATCACTAGGAATAACATTGTTTAATCTTGTGCCATATGATAGTAATTGACTGTTTACTCCAGTGCCTTCATATATCAAATAGTATGTTTTACTATTAGTAGGTAAGTCTATTGAGTTGTATTTAGGTACGGTCAATGTTGAGTAACTGTTGGGGAATATCTTAATAGGGTTTAACAAATCTGCAAGAGTGTTTAATCCTTTTGTTTGACAGTTTAAAGGTATCAATACATTTTCTAAGTCAGTACCCATTATAATCTTATATGCTGTATAGATTTTCTTTTGTTGTTCTATAGTAGCGGGTGTAGTAGCTGTTAGAATACTTAATATTTCAGGAGAGGTTAGTCCTGTAGCTAGTAAAGCCAATGATACAGCTTTAGTGAATGCGTTATTAGCTTGTAGAGTTAGTAGCAAGTCAGCCGGGTTACCAAACGTTGCTATTTTCTTTAAGTCTAAAGCACGACCTAAGTTAATTAGATCCTGTCCCCAATATATTGTAGATAGACTGACACCGGTAACGTCTCCGGTTACCAGATCATCCATGTTACTATATGCGCCTTTTAAGAAGTCTGCGCTATTGACCATGCTACTAATAACATCATTGTTGCTGTTTACATAGTTATGACATACCATATAGCTATTAACAAAGTCAGCATATGTTCCACCATTTGGGTGTAGTTCGTTATATGCTTGAATAGCTAATTGTGCAATAAATCCAAACTTATTATGAGTAGTAGATATTGATGTAGTGTAAGTAGTTGGTGGGGTATTACCTAATGCACGTATAGATCCTGCACCTATACTGATTAGATTATCATATGTACCTTGAGTTATACCTGATCCAATTTTGCCCTGTGCATATATTGCTGAGAGCATAAGATTTAGCAAGCAAGTTGCACCAACTATACTTCCATAACTATATGTAGTAGGTGGTGTATAACCACCGGCATAGTCAGAGCTATACTGACCCTGCTTGAATCCTATGCTTTGCATTAATGAGCTTAAAACATTAAGACTCAGTGGAGTTTGTTTACCTGCTAGACTCATGGGACGAATACATCAGGACTACCTTTTACGATACTATGACCGCAACTATTTCCTGACCCCACTCTGAGTACAGGTGAGCCTTCACAGAATACTGTTGGGCTACCTGATGTAGTAGTTGCGGCTCTATGAGGAGGGTGTGATCGACCCCATGGTGAGTGGGGTGTCATAGTACTAACGTGTAGTCCTACTTTGATACCATTAGCAAATACAGTAGAAGCACCTCTGACGATACCTCCACCTGCTTGATTCTGATCACCTACCCTACTCAATTTTGCCATATTAACCTAATATTAGTTTTTTATCAGGAATCTTAATTCCTGTTGTTGCTTCAATGTATTTCATCTTAATGCTATCTTCAGTCTCAGCATACATTGTAACGCTATTAGTATTTAGTCTGAATTCACCCTTCGGTTCTGCAGTAAATACGCTAGGAATCATTTGCATACCCTGTTGCATAGGTGCAATAGAGACTGGTTCTTCAATTTCAATAAAGTCTCCACCGGATTGGATAACTTTAGCGATAAGTTCTTCTCCTGAGTTAAGTTTAAATGTATATACTTGATTTTGTTTTAGTGTTATTTGCATTAATTGCTTTCTATTAGTTTTTGTTTAAGTTCGGTGAATCCACCGATCAATTCTCCATCTAAGAAGATTTGTGGTACTGTACGAGCAGTTGGCACTGCTTCTAATAATTCTTCTTTAGTGTATCCGTCACCGATCTTCTTTTCTTCAAATTCGATGCCTTTTTGTTTTAATAATGCCTTTGCTTGATCGCAATAAGGGCAGTGGTATTTACTCCATACGATTGCTTTCATATTACCTCTTATTTCCAAAAGAATAATATTGCTTTTAGTTTATCAATATACTTTTGTAAGTATTTTGTTTGAATGTCTTTTGCGTATTGTGGTTGAGAGAAGTTCCAACCTATAAATGCACCTACTACTATATAAAATAATGTTTCTAACATACCTTTTCTCCTTTATTGTTGTCCTAATAGTTTTTTCATTGTTCTTACGTGTACCCTATCTTTTTCTTTTTCTTCTTCAGGAAGTTGTTCATAAGGTACATGTTGTGCGGCATTGTAATCTTGTTTGGGATTACGTCTCATCCATTGAATGTGTATATATTCGCTAGCTTGTTCTTCATCATTAGGAAACTGTTTAACTGCTTCTAATGCGGCTTGACCGGCAGCTAAGTTTTCTTTCTGCCAATCAGGATGAATTTTGTTAAACGATTGATTGATATCACCTTCAGTACCATCACTATTCTTTTTAATTCTAGGCTTTGTACCGGTAGGATCATAATTCTTACGCCATTCTTCATGCGCTAAACTAGCAAATTTTGTGACTGGATCTTCATTAATTTGCATAGATTCATTAATCATGTTTAATTGTTTTCTAATATCTTTTTCTATCACAGTACTGGTAACTCCTCATAGTTAACTACATCTGACATAACGCCAATAACGTAGTTAGTAGATTCGTTTTCTTGTAACGCTGTTTGTTTCTTGTTAATGTTTACGTGCTTGTTGAACCATGGAATAGGACTAGACCTAGGATGATTCTCCGCATACTTAATACCTATTTCTTTTAGTTTAATAAATGCAGTATGGTCTACAAAGTCTTGTAAGATTTCTGCATTCAACCCAATGACTACACCTTTACTGAATAAGTATGTTGCCCATTCTTTTTCTTCTCTGATGACTTCCATATATAAACTATATACTTCTTTTTGCATTTCATTTGAAATTTGTACAAACTCGTTATCGTCTTTTGTAACATTATTAATTAACCATGCTGTCCATTCTGAGTGAAGCAACTCATCTTGCAGGATCAAAGAGATAATGTTTCCGTTACCAATGTAAATCTTGTTCTCTACCATAGCAAGACTTGTTGCAAAACTAACCATAAAGCGTAATGCTTCTAATGCATAACTTGCATGTAGAGCCATCCAAATAGCTTTTTTATGTTCGTGTAGGTCTACTTCTATCCCTAATTCTTTCTTACAGTTAAGTTGATGTAGTGCTTCATAGTGACGACCTATGTTAGCTGCCATTCCCACAATCTCTGTAGTATCATGTATCTTATTAAATTCTTCTTTAGGCACTCCGTATACATTACGAATGATGTGGCTATAACTCTTACTATGAATGCTTGTTTCAAAGAATCCCCAAGTAAGAGTTAACGCTTCGAGTTCCGGGATACTACACACAGGACCGAATACTTGGCTTGGGGCTCTACCTTGAATGCTATCAAGTGCCGTTTGACGTAACAGATTTGAAGTAAAAATATGTTTAATGGCATCACTTGATTCCTTATGGTCAATTTTATCTTTTGTCAGACTAATCTCTTCCGGTACCCAAAAGAAACCACGTGCTGTTTCTTCATACTTTTGTAATTTAGGATACTTTACTTCTTCGAATCTCTGTACTGTAACTGGGCCGGCTGGGTCCAAAAACATCTTACGTGACAGATAGTCTGTCTTTGTTGTTAAATTATATTGACTGGTGCTCATTTTTTACCTTTTGTTTGTATTTTATTTTCAAAAACATTAGGTGCTGCTACGGGGTGTTTCGCACATGCTTTTGGATCTCCCTGTCCTGCTTCAGTTAAGAAATCAACTCCTTTTTGAATTTGATTGATTGGGCATTTGCAACTAGCTGTTTGTGTTCCATTGATAGTTTTATCATATGTACATACCATACTCCAGCAATTTGTGCTACCGGCTGCTAACTCTCCAGGACATGATTGAACAGTGGCTCTAGTTGCACTCTTTGGTTTTTGTACAAAGTTACTTGCTTCTTGTGGATAGAATACTTTAGGTGCAAATAAACTCCATACGCTGTTAGCATCAGGGGCGGCACAACTACCCTTCATATTTCCACCTGTCAAATCAGCAATAGCCAAACCTTCAAGTACAGGACATGTACAACTTACTTCAGGCCATACTTGTCCGTCATTGGTTGTAATAGTTTTTCCAGTAGTTTTACAAGTAGAGGCTGCACATAGTGCATACTTACCGTTACACAATGCAATTTCTTGTGCTTGTGCATTACCGAATATAAAAAGTGATAAGATTAATAATAGTTTTTTCATGTTTTTCCTTTATAGAACGCAACTTTCGCAATATTCTTCATCTTCAATTGCATCTAATTTAATGAAGGGTATTACATTATTTTCTTCAGATAGAGCAGCCTTTGAACCCATTTTGTTAATCAAGCTGTAGTATACCGTTTTAATACCCCACTTATAAGCAAGCATTAAGTTCTTGCTAATCAATGTACCGGGTACTTTACCTTTATCAAAGAATGCAGGGTTATAGAATGTGTTAGTACTAATCGATTGGTCGATGTATGCTGCCAGTACTGCCGCAGTTTTTAAATATTCTACACAATCTTTTTGATCCCACATCAACTGATAGCGGTTCTTTAATCTTTTGTATTCTGGAACAACTTGTACAAAACTACCTGCTTTAGATTCTTTTACACTAATCATTTCCATTGGCATCTCAATGCCATTTGTTGAGTTTAATACTACCGAGCTAGATTCAACAGGTGCTATAGCCATTAGTGTAGCATTACGGATACCATGTTTCAGTAGTTTTTGACGAAGTAGTTCCCAATCCATACTAGGTGTAAAGTCTGTTAGTTCATCTACACCTTTGTTTCTACGTTCCCAGGGAAATATACCTTTGCCATAATATGTTTGTGCAGACTTCTCACAAGCACCTTTTTCTTCTGCTAACTCTACTGATGTTTCAGTTAGATAGAATGCCTGATGTTCCATCCAACGTTTAACTTCTGCTAGTGCTTCTTTCTCACCGTATTTGTAATTACGTTTTGCATGCCAGTAAGCTAAATTAGTAATACCAACTCCTAAAGGCTCAAAGTCTAGATTAGCTAGTTTACTTTGAACGCTCAAGAAGTCTTGGTAACTTAGGAGATTGCTTAGTGAACGTACTAATACTCTACAAGCCTTACGCATCTCTTGTGGTGTTCTAAATGCACCCCAGTTAATGCTACCCAATGTACATAGGGCTATGCGTCCTGTTTCGTCTTCAATTCGCTGAAAAGGCTTAGTAGGTAATAGTATCTCTTGGCACAAGTTACTTTGATAAATCGGATCAACGGTTGTATCAAACGGTCCTTGATTGATAACGTTATCAATGTTAACCATATAGATACGACCAGTATCTGTTCTTTCTTTAAGAATACCATTCTTAAAAATCTCTACTGCCGATATCGTTTTCTTTTTGATACCACGCTTGTGTTCGTACATAGTGTATAGTTTTTCAAACTCAGCACTATCTCTGTAATATGCTTCATATAGATCAGGTACTTCATGTGGATCAAACAATGTCATATTCTCATTGTTACGATAACGATTCCAGAACATCTTATTGACTACAACACTATAGTCCATTTGACGTACACGTGTTTCTTCTGTACCTTGATTGTTCTTCAATACAATTAAATCTTCAAACTGATAGTGCCATACTGGGAATGTAACTGTGCAACTTGCATTACGTACACCACCTTGACTGCAACTACGTAGATCACCAAACCATTTCTTCAAGAAAGGAATCATGCCTGTATGTTTGATTTCCCCGTTACGAATAGGTGAGCCTAGTGGGCGAATGCGCCCAATCTCTAATCCTATGCCAGCACGTTTGCTAGCATACTTTGCCATCATTTCACCAGCCGCAAAAATACTATCGAGAGTATCATCACTAGAAATAAGAACACAGGAACTAAACTGCTTGGTAGTAGTACCGAGACCAGCAAGAACTGGAGTAGCGAGGGTAAAATGACCATCGCTCGCACATTCATAATATTCTTTAACATATTTTAGTCTCTTTTCTATTGGTTCATTGTGGAATGCCGTTGCGGCTGCTATTGCATAACGAATCTGAGGAGTCTCATAAATTTGACCAGTAGCACGGTTCTGTACTAAGTACTTTTCTGCTAGTTGAGCGATAGCCGCATAGGTGTAATTTTCGTCCTTGCTATGGTCTATAAACAAATCAATGATATCCCATTCCTCTTTAGTATACCATTTTAATAGTTCATCAGTGTACATACCTAATTCTATATTCTTTTTAACAATTTCATATAGCGCTGGAGGTGTGTAATTACCGTATACTTCTTTACGTAGCATAGAGACCTTTTGTCTACCTGCTACATATTGATAGTTAACGTTGTTAATGTCTGGGTTTTCTGTTTCATCAATCAAGTTTACCATTGCTTTAAGCAATAGTTCATCGATTGTTTTTGTGCTCATTCCATCATGTAATTCTATTTGAGCTTTGATTTCTATCATGCTAGGGCTTACGTTATCTATGCCTTTGCATCCAAAACTTACTTGTCTTTGTATTTTACTAATATCTAGTGGTACTATTTTGCCGTTACGTTTAACTACATTTATGTTGTTCATTTTTTACCTGTTATAATTTTTTATGCAATTCAGCAACGCTAATTCGGCGTTTGATTGTAAAATCTGTTGAATTTATATTTACTACCATATCGGGCCAGTAATTAAGTACATATTTTGCACTATCAACCAAGACTAATACTACATCTTCTCCACTTAAATCTGTTGCTTCTGCTATTTCAATGTCGGAAATTCCTATCAATAACAGAGTATAACACATTCCTAGTGCTCTTGCAACAGTACAATAGGTGTTTTCTACCAAAAGATCCCATGGTCCGGGCCACCGATCACTATCAAATAAATGCAAATGGTGATTGACTAATGGGGCATTTTGCCACCATTTGTCCACTTCTATACATTTAGTCTTAACATCACTATCTTCTAGTTTTTCTCTTAATTTGTACCAGTCGCTGAGCCTGGTATCATAATTCAATTGGAATACATTCATTAGATAACTACTTATCTAAATTAAAAATTAGTTGATGTTTTCTTGTTTCATATAACTATGTACCGTATCTAATGAGGAGCTAATAGCCATATGCATATCAATGTATACGTACATTCCACAACGTCCAATAAACGTATTCTTTGGATTCTCTATCTCTCTATACTTCTTATATAAATCTCTATACATGTCAATCGGGTAATAACGTTCATTGTTGTTATCTTTGTAATCACATGGTTCTTCAAACGTCAAAGTAGTATTACCGGTCTTAATATTATTGGGTAACTTATTCCATTCAGTCATTCTAGTAAACGACCCATTATCAGTAAAGTTAACTACAGTAGTGGGCAACAAATTTGGTAACGGGAATGTTATAGAATGAAACTTGATAGACCTATATGGTAATTCTCCATGCACAAAATCATAATAAACATCAATGGGCATAGAGTTAAAGATATGGTCATAACTATTTTCCATACTTTTATCAAATAGGGTGTTTAACTTAACTGTTATATTAGGATGATTTAGTATGTTAGTGAATAAAGTAGTATATCCATGAGTAGGCAAGTATTGATATTCATCTCTAAAATATCTATCATCGTCATTATCTCTAGTACTAACTCTATTCAATACATCTTTGCTTAATGTTTTATAATGTTCTCCCCACATCTTTTTGCTATAGGGTTCAAAGAAAGTTCTATATACATCTTCTTTCTTAACTGTTTGCAATGTAGTTGTATTGACTGGAAACGGAACATATTTTCCGCTTTCTAGTAATGCCAATACATGATGTTCATAGAATGTCCATTCAGTAAACTTACTAACCCAATCAAATACTTTTTTATTGCTAGTATGAAATATGTGCGGACCATACTTGTGTATACGTAATCCATGCTCATTAATATAATCATATGCATTACCACCTATATGATCTCTGCTATCTATAACTGTTACAGTATAATCATTTTCAGCTAGTTCACGTGCAATAGTAGCTCCAGCAAAGCCAGCGCCTACTATTAAGATATTTTGTTTTGTTCCCATAATTCGTTTGCATCCGCTACATAAAAAGATATATCTTTAATTTGTCCCAAATGAATTGCCAGTGTTTTCATTGGCATTAGTATTTTAACATCTTGTTGTTGCCATATATGACTAATAGTATTACCTTCCCAATATCCATCTATTGTTCCTATGTCTAATAATGAATAGAAATTTTCTTTATACTTTTTAAACAGTGATACTGGAATCATAAACGATTCATGCGTAAACCATGTTGTCCTATAATATCTATCAGGACCTGGCAATACTAAACATTCTCTTACATATGTATCATTAAATTCATTAAATGGATGATAATATAATTGAGTAAAATCTTGTGGGAATATGCCAATTGAAACGTCAGGTGCGGTTATCTGTTGAAAATAGTCATATGCCTCTATCATCTTACTAATAGTATCAGTATAGTGCAAGTAATCATCTTCTACCAAATAAACCAACTCATCATCGGGTAGTTGACTAATATAGTCTAATGCTATTTTTAAACTATATCTAGATTTTTGTTTTATGTCTTTGAATGTAATGGATGGGTCTATTACAACATCATGAACTGATGCACCTTCATAAAACTCATGCACAAACTGTTTTGTTTCTACTGAAGAATCATCATCTATTACATGTAAGCTAAAGGCCTGACCGTAATGAGTTAATGAAGTTACTAGTGATTTATAGCACCGTTTTACACAATCATCTTTTTGGACAATACGATTACTTGCTATTGAGGCTTTATCACATGTTCTTAGTACTACATTCAACTTTTGCATTACTTCAAGCCTAAGATTTTACGAATACCTGTAGCACTGATAGCATGGGTTTTTTCATCAAATATTTCTTGTTCAATCTTATAACCAACATCACGCCCGTACGTAATATTGACGATGTTTGGTACAACTTGAATCTCATATTGCCCTTGATACAATGGATCCAAATCACGTTTAATAAATGACTTAACCTTTTCTATTTCAAATGGGTTACTACCTTGCCAGCCCTGACAGTCACGAATTTGAATAACAACTTGACCTGTTTTAGCAATAGCACGTTCAAACAAAGCACGATGACCTTCGTGCCATGGCTGCCAACGACCTAACATTTGTACAGTTTCTTTTTTCCAGTCAAATGTGGGTCTACGCCTATTGTCATGTAGATGTGCAAAAATGAATTCACTCCATTTTTCACTGTTTTGTTCTGTGATGCGAAAGTCATATACTTCAGGCTGGATAAATGCTTTGTTGGTATCTTCGTATCTACCTTCTTTAATTGTATCAACCCATATAGTCCAATCAGCTTTGAAATTATTACGCATCTCAACTAGTGGTGCAACAAAATCACATATTACATACTCTATGTCAGTCATTGCATCTGCTAGTTCACGCATACGCAAGCTTTGACGTATACGTCCTTCTTTGCTAAAGTCCCAATCATTATATTTTTTACGTACATCATCGGCATTGAGCCAAGCTACACGTTTGTTAGTTGTTTGTAGATGCCCAAGTAAATGTTGAGCCAGATGAGTTTTGCCTGAGCCCGGCAAGCCCATAATAAGAATACGCTGTGTCATGTTATCTCCGTTAGATATAAAAATATTTATAACAGAGATAACATGTCTGTATATTTTACATCAATGCGTCAACATCTTCATGTGTGGTTGCGGCATCAATTTCGGCTAATCGTGCTGTTAATGTTGTTTTGGCTGTAGTTATTGCAGTAATGTCAAATTCTTCAGATGGGTTAGCACTCATTTGAAGTCTCATTTGAGTTTGTACTACCTTTTGGAATTGTTCATTAGCTTGCCCAACTAATGTACCTTTACGTTCATCAACACTTAAATCACGTTTACCCCAAACAATTTCTGCTGGAGTTTTAGTAATATCAAAAGTGTGAGTTGTCATAATTTCACGGTTAGGTGTTAGGTCAGGAGTAACCTCAACTGCTTCACGCCATCCATCTTGTCCTACGGGAGGTGTAGTGTCCCAGCATTCTACTACTGCATCGGCTACTATTTTTACCCAATATCCTGTTTTAATTGCCATATTAATGTTCCTTTGTAGTATTTATTCTTCATCTAAGTGAGTTTCAGCAATAAATTTATTTATATCTGTATTGATGTCAGTAAAGACGGTTGTCCAATCTCCAAAAGTTTTTTGTCTATATAATCGTACACAACCATACCATTCAGTTGTATTACCGGGTTTAGCCCATAGATAGTATGGTAGGATAGGTACTATAATCCAAGTTGATACACCCATTGAAGCTGACAAATGTGCTATACTAGTACAAGAAGATATAACCAAATCACATGTACTGATTGCATAAGCTGTCTCTTCCCAGTGACTTAACGGAACTTCATTAATCCATTGTGGTCTATGTTCTGAACCCAAATCACGTTGTAATGATATAAATTCTACATCATCATTCTTAATTGCTTCAAAGAAGGGATTTGGTGGAAATATCCTATGTTGTTCATGTTCAAAGTCTGGGTTACCTTGCCAACGCACACCTATACGTAATTTCTTACCGTGTTTATTTCTAGTTCTAATGATATATGGATTGCCGTCGACATTTTTATATTCCATACCTAAGAACACAGGTGCAGACATACTAGGTAACCAGAAGTCGTGTACTACCCCAAATATAGCTTCGTGTTGAATTACTGCCACTACCCCCTTAACATTACGGAATAGTGTTGCAAGTTGTCCTGAGCAAGCTACAATAACTTCACATCCTCTATCAGCTATTTCTCTAGCAAATCTAACAGAATGAATTTGATCGCCTAATCCACCCTCAAGGTTTAGTAGTACAGTTCCTTTACTGAAACCATCCCATAACGGCATAGGTGATTTAGGTGGTTCGTTACCAAATACTTTTTCTAATCTGCCGCGATACAACAGTTTATGACCTTCTAGTAAATTGCCCTTCCACATCTCATACCAACCACGATTAAAAGCAGCACGATTATTCCAAGGTTCTTCTATTGCTAGCTTTTCCCCTATCTTGTTTCCTTCTTCAAAATTACCTACTATACCAGCCGCCAGTTGCAAATCTAAATCATGTATTGGACGACTGTTCGGTCCTTCTCCTAACCAGAATCTTGGTTGTACAAAATCTCTGTGATGTCTACCCAGCACTTGTTCTGCTTTTTGATTATGCTGTTTAGCTAATATAGGTTGAATGTCATGCAGACCTTTGACTTCCCAAACTTCTTCATCACGTTCTCGTAGACCTGTACCATCGATATTATTAAAATCATATCCATCAAAATCAGATAGTTCTAAGAAGTCATGTATTCTTTTTAATTGTTTTTTTGGATTGTTAATTAAGTCATCGTAATCAACAAACAGAATACATTCAGGTGCAAATCTATATCCAGACTCTAATAATTGATATGATTCTTTTATATGTTTAACCAAGTAGTCATTATGTATAAAGTCATTAATATCAGTTGGTTTAGCGACACGTACCATACTTGCTACACAATCAGGTACGTTTCTTACTGTAGCGATAATTTTTGGTTTATGCCCTAGAACTTGAGCCATAGTAGGGATGTTTACTGGGCTTACCCAGCCACGTGCTTTATCTAGTATAATTGGTTTATTGATATGAATATATTTTTCTTCGCAGATAGTTCTTAGAATTCGTTGAATTTCTTTTTTTTGATCTACTGTATCTTTAGTAGATGATTTGACTGGTAGAGAATCTGCCCAAGCACGTAGAGTACCAATCAACATGTCTAGTAACCCACTAGTAGAAGATGCATGGATATCAGGATGTTGATTTAGAATTCCAGCTAAAACAGTTGAACCACTTCGAGGTAGACCGGAAAGAAAGTATATATTTTTCATAGAGATATTTAGAACTATCCCTATATTACAAAATATTAATTGGGTGGATTCTTACCTAATGCTTCAAGTAACTTTGCTTTAAGCATACTATCTAATGGGACATTCTGATATATATAAGTTAATATACCACGTACTTGAGTATAACGTTCATCTTTATGAGTATGGTTAATAAACACTATACCACACGTTACATAGTTTTCTAAATCTTGTATTTTATAATAATGCGTTAATAGATACCACAATGTCCAACAGTTAGTTGGATTTGTCTCATACTCGTCCTTCAACATCTTTATATACAATTCAGGACGAGATTGTTTCTTGAAATCTTGGTCATGAATCAAGTAGATATCTTTGTTATATATCTCAACTTCATATCTATCTTTATGCTTGAACCAAAGATGTTCATATATGGGTTGTGCCCAAATATAATCATGCCTACGATGTATCTTGTTAGTTCCTAAAAAGTTAGGTGGACCAACTCTAACGTTTTCAGTATATAAATCTAGTCTATCGCATGAAATATTAGTAACAGTAGGATTTACTTCTATTGTCTTTTTCATTTCAGTCAATACGTTGATACTAAAATCTTGAAACTTTTCCCAAGTCCCGTCTGTTGAACCGGTATCAAGTATAACTCTGTATGTAAGGTCTTTGGTATAATATAACCATTTCTCTACATATTGTAGCTCGTTTTTACATATTGTGTATGCCGCTGTTTTCATTCTTGTGTTTTGTTAAATGCTGTTTGTGATCCGTCAGGGATATTTAATATGTTCAGTTTATGCCAGTTACATTGAATAAACATCTCTACCGCCATTCGTACACTCATCTGTGCTGATTGTGTACCGTTCTTATCTGTGTAACGCCAAGTAGTAGTATCATCACATAGAATAACTCCTCCTACATGTAGTATCTTCCAAGCTAATACTAAGTCAGTTAATACTTCACTTGCTTTGTGATCTCCGTCGATGTAGATAAACTCTGCTTTAACATTAGTGTTAATCAAATCCATCAAACCATCTGTACTAAATTTTGAAATATATGTTACATTCTTATGTTCGTTTGTTTCGAGGTTATCTAAAAAATTTTGTTTTACTACATTAAAATCTTCACTCATATCATTACTGCCGACATGAGGATCAATTGCGTAAATGTTAAGATTCTTATTGTATAGAGTAAGTTGGTCACTCATCCAAAATGTAGTAGAACCTTCGAACACACCCACTTCTACAATTGTGTTAGGTACACCATATGTTTGTACTAGATGACCAATGTTAACCATTGCACCCTTACCGCAATTGAAATCCATACTAAATTTGTACATTATTGCTTTCTATATATAACTATATTTTTTTCAGGATTAATATAGGGTGTTTCTTTGACCTTAGTCAAATGTTTCTCTATCTCAGTAAACACATTGAAGTTATCGTTATTCCAAATCACGTAACCTTTTTCATCTACATCACTAGGAACAAATCTGTTATCTTCATTTACTAAAACTAAGTATCCATTGGGTTTTAGCGTGTTGACTAAATTTTCTATCTCTTGTTTTGGATTCTCTACGTGCTGTAATACAAATACTGCTAGACACACATCTATTGAATTGTTGTCAGGTAGCTGTGATATTATTTTAAACTTACGTGGGTTACTGACATATAATGTAGCAAAAGTTTTCATGCTTTCGCTAATATCATAACCTAATACAGAACAATCAAACTTGTTTACAATATTTTTACTAACACGGCCCATGCCACAACCAAAGTCTAAAACAATCGATTCGTTAGTAATAATATTTTCGTTAGCTATTATATCAACTAAAAATTCAGTTTCTTTGCAAAACTTTTCTGGTTTGTCAGCCTCGAAACTAAGAACCACATTCATTGCTTGGGTGATTGTGGTTACATCAAATGTTTCTTTGATATATCTCATGTTACAAGTTTGTCGTTGCGTTCAGTAGTTCTACCGGTCAATGGTCTAGCAAGAATAGTTGTGTCTGTTGTTACATTAATATTTTTATCATAAGCAAACATGCCCTGATGTGTAATGTTGAACAAGTCTGCTCTCATCATAATATCTAATGGAGCACAAATTCCCATCTTCAATACATGAGCAATCAAGTTCTTTGCCATTAACGGATCGATTGCATATGCATGGGCACGACAGATAAACAGATAGTTAGGGCCTTCACTAGCATGCGGTGGAATAGTTGGATGTATTCCCCAGCCTTGCTCTGCCCATTCAGCACCACCTAGATAGCATATTGAGTTTACTGAATCATATGATGTAAACTTTTTAGTCATAATGCTATCATGTTCAAGTATAACAATAGGCTTATCGATCTTAGCACAATGAATCCACAAGCTGATATGACTTAATGCACAAGCAACTTCACCTCTAGTTAAGTAGTGGTCAGTAATCTTTAGCATTTTAATAACTGAATCACCTACACTATGATCGGGTACTGTGATTTCAGGGCCAATGCCATTAAAGGCATCCCACACTTTATATTGCATACCTGCATTCATACAACTGAGTTGACATCGTTTAGAATACCTCTCAGAAGATTCATTACCTTTTACAGTAATGATGTAAGCGTGTTCTACTTCAAAATCACGCTTGTAAAATAAATTAAGATTTGTGTCCATCTAGTGCCCGTTTAAATTCAGTATAGTCGATACGACCTGGTTTATGTACTTGAATTAACATTCTAGTTGATAATGCTACATTATTCAAGTGATTTAGGGCATGATTAAGTTCTTCTTGGGTGATGGTACCATTTGATAGGCGTTGTTGATATGGGTCAGTGTATTCAAACTGGACATCACATACTTCAATATCAATGTCTTCTTCAAATGCTAGTAATGAATCACTTTCACCTTTATTTGCTTTTTCAAACATATGACGTTTGTTAAACAAGTTAAACATAGCAACCGTAATTAAACGTTTGTGTGTTGGGTCATCTAATGCTGTATCGCATCTCCAATGTGGTGTTTGTATTTCCCAAACAGCACCGTTCTCGCTTACACGATATAGTTCTTTAATAACATCAATAAAGTCTCTACCAGTCTCACCCAGATGTTCTAAAATATCTTTAGCAACAACGTGTGAGTATTCATTGTCTTTCCACGGCCAGGGTAGAACGCTTAAATCAACATGTTCATCTGCATCAATGAATGTTGATTTGTCAACGTTAACAAAACCATCAAACTTTTTAAAGCCACAACCTAAGTTTAGTTTCTTAGTGATACGATCTTCATCTGGTTGATCGATATGTTTCAAGTTGAAACGTGCTTCTAGTGCAGTATAAAGACTTTGAAATGTTGGGTTCCATTTCTTAGGATCGGTTTGTCTAAAGATTTGTACGCACTTATAGTATGGACTTGTGTTAGAATCAGGTGAACCAGATGTCCAAGTATGGTATGGAAGAATAGGAACGATGACCCATGTTTCTTTACCCATTGCGGCTGCTAAGTGTGCAACGCTAGTACAAGATGAGATAACAATATCCATGTTAGCAATAGCTGCCATTGTATCTTCCCAACTTAACAAGAAATGTTGCAAGTCAGTTACATTCTCTGGCAATTGAATAATGTTATGATCCTTTTGCAAGCTATAAATTTGTAGTTCATCATACTTTGTTAAGTTAGTAATAAAGTTCTCTGGGAACTTTCTAAATTGTTGATGTTCAAACTTTGGATTACCCGCCCAACGAATACCAACTTTAATCTTTTCACTATTGACAAATGTTTTCCAAATTTCTGTACTATCTGGTTTAGCAGTTAAGTATGGACCATTAGGAAAGTCTGAGAACTCATGACCGGCTACCCAACCGGCACTAAAGCCCGGTACCCAAAAGTCATGAGGTACTGTATGTGCTTGATTGCGTAGTATAACTTGATCCACACCTTCAATACGTTCAAATACAGAAACTAGTTCAGGGGCACATGCAATGTATACTGCCTTTGCACCTTGCTTCTTAAAGCTAGTTGCAAAACGTGCGTGAATGATTTCATCTCCGTAACCACCTTCTAGTGATACAATGATAGATTTATTATTGATAGAATGTTTTTCTGGGTTAAAGATTGGTGCATCTGTTTTCAGAGGAGGGCTACCATATACATTTAAGAAACGTCCGTTCTCTAGTAATTGACAACCTTTTTTATAATCACCATCTTGAATTAAGAACCAGCCGCGGTTGAAGCAATGTCGCATCCAAATATCTTCAGTATTAACTCCTTTAGCATCTAGTATTTTTTTAGGGCCTATGTTTTCTAATTTGTCTGAAAGCTGTCTGGCCTCTTGATGTTTACCTTCCAATTGAAGTTTGAGCATCATGTCTATTTCGTGCATATTTTCTCCGTTGTATGTTTAATTTGGCAGTGCCGACGTTTTTGTCTATAAAACTGTAAAGTTATTTATAGACA